GTTTCTCTGCTATTCGTTGTGCAGATATAACGGCTTCATTTAAACCAGCTAATAACTCGTCTAAAAATCCACCGTTAGTAGAAACATTATCTCCGAAATCTGCCATATTTTAAAACCTTTTATTTAATTTATTATTCTGATGGCTGTATTGCTTCACCTAATATATCTAATACTTTCATCAAACCCTCAGGAGCTCCTTCATCTTTTGCTAAAACTTTTACTTCATATTTAGCTGATGTATCTGAACTTCTTTGTGATGTGTTTTTATTAGATACTGAACCATGAAACTTAACCTTAGCACCCCAACCTTTCCAACTTGCATCTACTGAAGCATTCTGTGAATTTTCATTTGATGAAGCCGAAGAAGCTTTAACTTCCATATTGAAATTAATATCTACTTCTTTAACTTGTAAGTTTGGTGCTTTTACTATTGTAAGTAATGGAACTTGTAAATCCATTTCTTGTTTATCCCAAGTTTCAGTAACTTCACCAGTTGTTGGGTCTGTTGTACTTGTTTTAATTGGTTTTTGGTATTTAAAGTCTACTGTTCTTGCACTTAAATTACCTTGACCATCATCTTGTAAACCTACATTATTTATAAAATCAGATGTAATATTTGCTAGAGTTCCTTGTGCTGTTGCCGCTGCTTGTAACGGACCACCAATTAAACTTTCCATTGGTAGTGCCGAGAATTTTCCTGCTACACTCATAACTTTCTCCTGTTTTGTGTATGTGATTGATATCACATATAAATATTAAATTTTTATTTTTATTTAATAAATTAATCTTCGCATTCTTCTTTTTGATTACATTTACAACTTGCTGGCCATTTACCTATCGGACATTCAGCAACTGCATAATGTACTTTTACATTCATAAAACATCCACAATGAGTACACCTACCATCTTTTTTACCTGTATCTGGATTTACCTTATCATATAGAAGATGAGGACATTGTTTACATATTTCCCATCTCTTCTCTGCAATATCTTGTGGTGCTATGACCTGTGAACCTTTAATCCAAGCTTTAAGGGATTTCCAATGAGTTACAGCTAAATCACGAACCATTTGAGATGCTGGTGGAAGTTTTTGTTCTTCTCTCAACATATCTTCAGTTTCTTTAATACAATCTAGTTCCTCTTTGGTAGCTTCTCTATCTTTTGTTACTTTTGGTTTGAACTTGAAACTCAATTGATCCCCAGATGTTTAATGATTTTATCCATTTTTTGTTCTAATCTTTGAAGTCTAACATCTTGATTATTCGTAAATGAATTAGATGGTTGTTGCATATTTGTTCTTGCTTTAAATCTTTGAACAATAATATTACCTGGTTGTAAATTTGGTAAATGACTATTTTCATCTCTCCACTTATCATATACTTTAACCCACTCATCAAATTGTTCATCAGTTGAGTTAGGTATTGGAGGTTTTGGAGGTTCAGATTTAGGTCTTGGCCTTGCAAGAATTTCATCAGCTGTTTGAGTTTTTGGTAAATGACTATTCTCTTCTAACCATTTTTTATATTGTTTTTTCCAACTGTTCTCTTCTTTTTTTGAAGCCCCATGTAATGGTGGTTTTGGAATTGGACCTTTTGGTCTTGGTGGAGTTGGGATATCTTCACCAGCTAACCATTTTAATAGAATATTTTTTTCTTTAAAACCACACACAGATTTACCAGTTTCTGTATTGATAAACCATGGCGTACCACATTGAGTTTTATATTCGTTTTTTAACGCATCAGATATTTTTTTATTTTCTGAATTTGAAATGTCTAATTTAAGTATATCATGACCTTCACTTATCAGTTCATCAACTATTGGATCAACTTTTTTACAAAAACCACAACCAACAGAATAAAAATAATACCATGGCGATGATTCTACTTTTTCTTCTGTTTCTTTTGATTCTACATTTTTTGATTTGATTTCTTCTGACATAACCTGTTCTCTCCTATATGTAAATTTATATATATAAATATATAAAAATTATAAAAACATCAATTAATTTTTTCTATTTTATATATCCTTGTATTTATTTTATTTAATCCTTCCGAATTTGTTACCATTAACATATTCTTAAAGTTTTCCCACGGCACTATAAATTTATTATCCATAACACCATTATTTAAATTCTTTATACATTCATTCAATGCATTGATGGTATACAATGTATTGGAATGTTTTTTTCTATGTAGGGAAATTGTTCCTTCTACTTTATTGTAATCAATACCACCCTCTGTACTTACATTATAAGTACATATTAATTCATTCACATTGTCTTCATTTTGTAATACATATATTTTACTAAATATAATTGTATAAGCGTCCGTAATTTTTTTGATTGTATCATCAAGTCCTTGTTTTGTTGTGAATGTCGCTAATAATTGTGACTTCATTATTTTTTTCCTAAACATTTAATCATATCTTTTCCTAATGAACCTGCAATTTTACTTAAATCACCCGCAGTTCTCCAAGTATCATTACCTATATGAACTTCTTTACCTTCTTTAGTTACAAATGAAAGACTCATTGTTTCCGGCTGAACTCTCATGTTTCTTGCCAAATGTTCTTTTAAATCACCTTCACCATCCCAACCAGATAATTCACCTAAACAATCTCTAAAATCTTTTGGTGAATAGGATTTATCACCAACCTCAATCATTTTTTTGTTATCATCAACACCATCAATGTATCTATCCCAATGCATTCTTTTCATAAATGATTTTGTGTATGTTCTCTCATTAGGACCACCCTCTCTATTATACTTTTCTATAGCCTCTTCTTCCGACAACCCTAGTTCATCTTGATAATGAGCGACATCTAATTCAACTACAGCATTGTACATATCTGCGTGAGCTTTTTTCATTGAATCTTTTCTCTCTACTATTCTTTTCTCTAATTTTTCTAATGCTTTATTGTTATAAATAGATATACAATCTTCAGGTGTTACATTACCACCCATCAATGGTTTACCAGAACCTTTTAATTGTGAAACTTTTTTAGCACATTGTTCTAATTTACTTTCATCTCCACCCATACAAGATTTCATTTTTTTTCTAATTGATGAAGTAGCAGTAACCATTTTAAATACAAGTTTATTTGGTGCTTGTTTATTTGAACCACCAAGACCATCCGCTTCACCAGAACCTGCAACTGCAATAGAAGCCTCAACAATATCTTCATCATTGTTTATATCTTTACCATTGTCTTCTATCCATTTCTGAATTTGGGGATTTGTTCTAGCATTATCAACATATTCTGTAGAGGATTCATCTATATACTCACCCCTACCAGTTAAGAATTTAGTTCCTATTTTTCCAAGTGGTGCTTTATTTAATTCTTCTCTATCTTCATCAATATCTTTTCTCATATTTGTAACCATAGTTTTATTTGCATCAATTGCATCTTCAACTGCACCTTCTAATCTATCTATTAATGCCTCCTCATTGGCTCCCTCTTCTCTTGAAGCTTTAATTGCTTCAGTTGCTGATTTGACTGTTGCGTTAGAGTGAGGATCTTTTAAACCTTGTTTGTTTGATATGTAAACTACTCTCATTCTACCATCTGTATCTTCATACATCATTGCAGTATCACCATCTCCTTCTACACCAGTTTCTTTTGTTGCGTGTTTTTTAAAGTATTCAAGTTCTCTTTCGTAGTGTGCTTTTTCTTCAGGAGTTTTAGCATTTTTTAATTTTTCTTCTAATGAATTTCTTACAGCTTTAGTTCCACCATCTGTAAATGTGATATTTAATGGATAACCTTCGGGTTGGTCTTCTTTATATTTCATTCCTTTGTTTGCTTTTACTTTCTTCATTGTTGATAAACCCGATACAGATTTATTAATTAATTCATCCATTACTGTTTCTTTTTTACCCCAATGAGTATCACCATAATTCTTTTTAATGTAATCTTTAACTTTTCTTTTATGTTCCTCTGGTGAATCATCAGGATACTTTTGGGCAATTTCTCTTGATATTCCTGTTATTTCTTCTTGAACAGATGTTTTTCCACCACCTTTACCACGAGCGTGTTTTTCGTTATTAAAAATATCATTTTGATTTTGTTTAATTTCTTCAGCTGTTGAATGAGGACTACTATCGGTTTCACTTTCTGGAGTTTCTTCACCTGCAACATATTTTTGTGCAGTTTGTTTTGAATCCATACCATATTGTGTTTCTTTTTCTGATTTTTTACCAGCCCAACCACCTTTAGTTTTCCAAATATCACCTGGTTTTCTTTTCTTTCTACCTTCAATTAAATTCCGAATAACTTCATATATAACTTTATTTGGTAAATTTAATTCTTCCATTGATTCACGAAGTTCTTGGATGTGATGTGCATTTTTTGGATTAGGCATTCCATCGTGAACACGATATGCCCATTCTACTAATATATCTTGAATGATTTCTGAAATATGTTTCATATTATAACCTTTTTGTTATGTCTTGCATTTCACCATAATTCAAACCCATTTTGGATTTAGTGAAATGTTTTCCTTCTTCTAAAATTGATTTTATGTCTTTCAAAGTTTCCACTCCATCTTGTTGTGAGAAATCAAATAGGAAACTATCATATCCATATAAAACCAATTTAGTCTTCTTATTATATAAATAGTCTTGAATCTTTAAAATCTTCTTAATATTTGATTCTGTTTCGTAAGCTTGAATCAAATAATTAAAAAGTTTGTTTCTATTCAAATCTTCATAGTTTTTAAATAATAGTTTCCGTCTATAAATATCAGTATAAACTAAATTGTGAGTATTTATTTCATTCCATTTTTTATTTATATAAACATATGTTTTATTGAAAAATTGTGATAAATGTCTATGTTCGTCACGAATACCACCATATAATATTTGAAATGTTTTCTGTTTTGCTTCATCATACTCACAATTATATATTTTAGCAAAGTGTTCGTGAACTGATTCGTCACCAAAATCATAACCAATTAGATTTGCAATCAATCTTAAATGATATGCATCAAAATCAAACTCTACAAGTGAATCATTTTCAGGTATGAATGCTTTTCTCTTTTCAGGTGGTAATGCTGCAAAATTAACTGTACCAAATGAATTACTTGGACGACCTGTTGTTGTTAATAGATTGTATTGTGAGTATAATTTACCATCTGATATATGTTTCTTTACTCTTATATCAAATATATCACATACATCATCAGTTACTTTTATACCTTGTTTCTCTATATTAGAGAAAACTTTTATTGGTTCGATACTACCATTATTATAAAACCAACTATCATCATTCATTAAAGTTTGTAAATCCTCTGATAGGAAATCTCCAATTCTCTCACATACCTCATTACAATACTCTTTATGTTTTGAAATTGGTATGATCTCGTTGAGTTTTTTTACATTGTAGTACTTGTTACTAAAGAACTCTATGGCATTATTTCTTATATTTAAATCTAATGGTTTGTTATATAACCACCAATAAGCGTGATTTACATCTAAAACACTTTTCCATTCTGGAAGTATTGCTTGAAGTATTTTTGAATCAGGAGTTACTATTAAACCTTTCTTTTCATGTAACCAACTATAATCTTCACACATCTCTGTACAATCAGGATTCAATTCTGATATGATACGAGTTTTTCCAAGCTTATGGGGATTAAACTCAATTTCTCTTGTATATAAAAACGATAACTTATTGTTCTTATGTAGCGGATGTAAAAATGGGTCTGTAAATACAGGTATTACAATATAACTTTTTTCCATATACTAATATATAACCTTTTTAATTAAAAAACAAGCTTTTTTTTAATAAAGTGAAATTGAATCTGTAATATAACCATTACCATCAATACTAACTCCAGAAGGATTAAAATGACTATCATTTGAATAGAAATGTTTCTGTCTATTCTCACTATTTCCTTTTAAATCTTGAAGTGGATAACCGTATGTTGTCTTTTCGAATGAATCTTCAGAATGATTATAATACATTACAGCGATTTCACCTTTCGCGAGTTTTTCTATATTTTCCCAAATGTTGCCAATCTGAACATTGGAAGAATCCTGTCTTCGATATATATCATAACTATTAATTCTCCGAAGTTCACTCATTTCGTCACCACTGGGTCCTTTGGATCCACCTAATGCAATGGGTGATGCATCATAGTATACATAGCTATCTGAGTTATCCGGATAAGCTCCTCCAATATTAAGCTTATTTGGAAATATATCACCTCCAGGATATTGCCCTTCTTTCCATCTATCATATCCTGTTCTAGGCCTAGTTGAAGTTCTAAAATCTAAATATGGTATGTATTGAAAATTGTCCTGAGCAACCCAACACCAATTTTTTCCTTGTATTAAAAGTCTAACTCTCTTACCTGCTAAATCTGAAGCTTTTGGTGAAATTCCTGGAGCACTTATGGTGAGGTTACTTGGACCGGCCGGTGTATCACTGCTAGCCCAACCTGTGTTATCAAATTCACCTGTTTTATAAACCAACATAGGCCACCGAGACATCAAATTACTTGATATATAATCACTCCCCTCCGTGACACCTGGAACTTTCCAATCTGGTGATACTGTGAATTCTAAAACCATATCTATATACTTATAATCAAGACCACCATCTATAATTTTTAGATAAGTCATATACCCGAAAAAATCATTTATTGGTGCTGACATATCAATTTTCCAATCATCTTCCTTATATTCTCTACCCGTAAAAACTGAAGCATAATCCCCTTGAGTCCAATACAGGTCATGAAGTCCCAAATTAGCTAACTGCCGTGGTGATATATATACACCCTTAGAATCATCAAAATCATCTCCATAATATTTAACTTTTGTTTCTGGTTTTGTTCTAAATTGTGTTTCTAATGTAGTATACCAACCATCAGAATTAATACTATGTCTTGTTTTCATTGTTTGCAAATAAACAGTTTGTTGATAAATTTCAGGTAAGTAATTAACTTTAAATGTATCACCAGGTACTATATTACCAATTCCATAAGTGGTTAGTGACAGTGTAAATGGTAACAAATTTGATAAATTTCTTAACCCTGATGTCTTTTCACCTCTTATTTTAAAATAGTCTTCCCAACTCTTAGCAAGTCTACCACCCATATTAATAATTTTTTCATTATTAATTTTAATTAATTCATTTATCTGTTCGTTTGATAATTTTGTATTTGCTACATTATCACCACTATCACCACTCGAATTTGGATCAATCGCGTTATCTTCCTTTAATCCAAAATCATGCTGAACTAAATTTTCTCTTGAAACATTGAATGAATTGTCATCATTATCAGGATACCAGGCGGTGGAGGTATCAGCCGCAGGCGAATAATGTTTTTGGTGGAACATTTCTGAACCGTCTTCTAACATACCAAATAAGTCAGAATTATGATTATTATTAGAAAGTTGTTGTGCTCTCAAACCACCAAAGAATGGCTCATATGCTATTGATAATGCACTCTCATCTAGTCCAGCAGTAGCTACCGCTTCATCAAATTCTTTACTTATTGGGTAGAGTTTAGAGTCATGACCAACCATACCTTGAATAGCATACATGTTTCCAATATTTCCAGTTGGTAATTTGAAATTAATATCATAGTCTTTTACAATAGAATTCGGTGACATTATATCAAATGTAAACATTTTTCTGAATTGACTTTGACCTTCTTCCCCATCTTTAAGTGGTTTAAATGATGCAACCTTATTGTTATCCACTACAGACATCTCATTGTCATTTTGACCACGAGCTAACTTCCAATCAAATAAAATTTCACTTTCATCATTTATTTTTCCTAAAATAGCAATTATAGCTTTTTTTACTGTATCAGAGGTATCAAACGCCTCAATAATAGTTTTAGTATTTATAAAAACTTCACGAATAGGTATCCTTTTATTTGCTATATCATATCCTGTCATTAACACGGGTGGTGTCTCTTCACCCGAAGTATAATTTTCAAAATTTTCGTCATCTTTATCAACAAAAACTGATGAAGGGTAACCATCTTCACTGTTTAATGGATATTTTCCCACTTGATAACTATATGAGCCTAAACCTTTTTTAAATAAGTCAGAATTTCCCCACCACGCAGGATATATAAAATGTGGTGGAGTCGCACCAGGCACCCTTGAAATAAGTTTTTGTTTTTTTACAAATTGATCTTCAAAAGTGGTAAAAGAATCACGAGAATCCATTCTAATAGAACCATTTTCTCCTTCATTTATTTCATCTGCATTTTTACCATGACCAAAATATGCATTAACAATTTGATCTTCAAAAAATCCCCAAGATATATAAATATTATCAGCATTAACACTATCAACAAAAACCCCAGTTCTTATTGAATTAGATGCATAGTCGTGAACTCCAAGACTTCTTCTATCTCCCGGTGTGAGGTTTATAGAACCTAAATTGTTTAAAGCTAATGTTCTCATATTAATCTGTAAATTTTGCATTTCAGTTGCAGTTAAGTCACCAATCGCGTGAAGAGATAAAAGTGCTGATGCACCTTTATTTTTTGGTAGAACAGAAGCTAATCCTAACTGTAAAACTTGATATTTTAATATTATTTCTATATTTTTTTTCAAACCATAAGATAATCCAAAATTTAAAAGAGCGTTATTAGAAGAAGTTAAGGTAATTGAACATTCAACAGAACCATTTTTTTGTATTTTTGCATCATAATCAGTTACTATACCTTGTATTACCTCTAAATCCCCATTGTTATTCGTAACTTGTCCATCCTTACCATATAAAAAATTTGTTATATTTTGTTTTGCTTCTTCTTCAGTTTCATCTCTCATTTCATCTTCACCATATATTTGTTTAAGTAAAGAATGTGGATTATATAACTCTTTTACTGAACTCCAACCAAAATCAACAAAAACAGTCGCACCCGGTTTTAAAAAGTATCTATTATATATTTTGTCAAAATCTTCAAAATTATGAACAATAAAATTAATAGTTGTTTTTTTAACTGTACCCAACGAACCTTCAGTATCACATGAAACAGATTTTATACCAGCTTGGGGTTTTAAATAATTATTGTTTTGTAATTGAGGTGGAAGTATATCTTTAATTAATGAAATATATTCCTCATTATTACCTATATCTCCAGTCATATTAGTCCAAGTAGAATCATTTGGATTGACTACCCCATAGTCTTTTTGGTAAGTATGATCTCCGACCATATATACTCTTGTAAGATTACTAAGTGTTTGTTCTTTTTCAGTATATACTCTAGATACGATTTGATAACCCACTGGTTTCTGTAATCGTAGGTGACTTGGTATTTCTGATAGAATCTCATACTCTGGATCTCCACAATCACCACTTAACACACAATCCCGATTCTCGGAAATTATTGCATATGGGTTAGCAAATGGATCTACTCCCTCAGTTTCACCCGTGATAGTGTTGACGGAATATGAAAAAGAATCCGCATCATCCACTTCATATGATGGATAAACTGGTATAATTATTGAAAATGGAAAAGATTGAAGGTGTAATGCAGCGGTGTTTATATTGGAATACATTCTATCAGCTAATTTTTCCCAATCACTATCTGTTGTATATACATTACTGCTATAGTCACCATTTTCAGAGTTATTTATGTGTTCCTCTACCTTATCTTGTAAATTATTAGAATCATACTGCAACCAGGCTACCGTATCTGATAAATTTGTATCTGTATCTGGAATACTCATATCTGGAACTACTCCCTCAGTTTCACCTGTGATAGTGTTGACGGAATATGAAGGGGGTTCAAGAATCCAATCGGTTATATACTCCATCCCTTCTGAATCACCTGATATACTACTGTCAGGATTGTACATAGGATGATCTGGATTCCAACAACCCGTATCAGATGGGGAACATGGGGGTGAATGGGCTACACAATCTTCAAAATCCACATAATCCTCACACGCATCACGCGTGGGATCAAGAAAAGGGTCTGTAAGAGTAATACCTTCAGGTATGATTGATGGTGGTTCATCTATATTTTGAAATTGATTTATTGATGTTCCATCATAAAAATCATCCAGCAAATTACTTTGATTTTGTATGGTAAGAGCTTGATTAGCTTGTTGCACTGTTATGTATTGATTAATTTCAGAAGTCACCATATCAGAATCAATTGGTCCAGCATCTATTTTATAATAATGTAATTTTTTGTATGAGTCTAACTCAGCATAATAAGTACCATCAGCATAGAGACTATATAAATCTTTCATATCTTCAAATGCATCGAGACGGGCTTTTTTAGCACCTGGACTATTTGAAGTACTAAAGCCTTCGGACGGTATTTGGTTATCTGATATATCAGCATAATTAGTCACATTTTGTTGATTACTGACTGCATTACCCATAAGTATTTTATATTCTTCTGTTGTTAAATCGATTCGTTCTTCTTCAAAATCATCGTTAAAGTGTTGATATTCTAACTGTGTTGAATCAGGAATATATTTAATACCAGACCACATTCTGACAAAGGGGGTTCTAGAAGATAAGTCTGCTAATGCTCCTTCTCTTCCTTGAAATACAGCTGAAATAGATTCACCTGGACCCGGCTTACCTGCTATTCGTTGTCTGTCTTCAAGTTTTTTTTTGACAGTACCTTGAATTGGTGTACCAAATATTCTTCTATTTATGGTGCTCATTTTTTAAAAACCTTTAGCTTGACTTGTCGTTTTTGGTATTCTCAAAGATGTTCCTGCTGGAATGTTCATTGTCTTTAAATTATTTACTCTGGCTACAAACCACCATAATTGTGAATCTCCATAGAATCTGAATGCTAAACTATCACATCTATCACCTTCTGTTGCAATAAAATAAAAATCATCATCTCTTTCAGGTACCTTTGAATAAATAGTTGTTTTAAAAGTTAATTTTTTATTTTTCTTTATAATTTTTGTATTTTTATATCTATTTGCCATTTACAACTCCAATTTAATTATATTCAGTAGACCTTCCATATTTATTTACCCCATAAAAAGCCATTTTCTGAGGTTTATTTGATGATACATTAGCTGTTTCCCAATCATATAAAGATGGTACTTTACTATGAATAACCTGATATGATATCGCTACAGTAAATTGTGTTGGACCTCTCATCCCAACCTGAGTTTCATAAGTTGATGATTGGTCAACAGAATATGAAATTGATTTTAAAAAACCAAGTAATTCATTTTTAAATGAACCATATATGTCACCTAATCTGAATTTAACAAGAGGTGGTTTCATTCTATTACCATAATCATCTTTTTGGTAATCTGGATACGCCATTGATGTTAATCTATTCATTTTTTTATATATCATTGAAGTTTCTGCTTTTGTTTGTGCAACTAATTTTAAATTAAAATTTATATCCCTTTCACCTCTTTCATAAGTATAAACAGGTTCACTTCTACCAATATAATTATGTGGTGTCCAAGTTGGTGATACATTTTCTGTCAATCCTTCTATATAAGCTCTAAAAAATGTATAAGTACCATCTCTCAAATCTTTAAAATATAATGGCATCCCGTCTTTTTCATTCTCCGTGTTATAATCTGATTCTTCAGTTGAATTTCCTGAAAAACCTTGCAAGGTTCGATCCTGAAGTAGTTTGCCTGCTGACCCGCCACTAAGTTGGCCAATATTATCATAACCAGTAACCGGACCTTCTTGATATTTATCTTCTAAAATTTCAGATTCTGATAAGTTTCCAAACTGATCAATACCTCTAATATCATCACTACCAACCAATGTGGCCTTATCACCCGTATGTGGTGGGGTAACATTAGCAGAAGCACCCGCACCTAAATTAGTAAATGCGTCGCCAAGTTTCTGTAAAAATGTTCTGTCTTTTTGTTTGGAGCTACCTCCACGATTAAAGGTATCATCTATATTAAATCCACCTGTTGTACTATCTTTTGAATATTCTTCATTAATACCCAGTTGTTCTGATAATGCATCACCAAGAAAATCAAAACCTGATCTTTTAAATAAAGGGTTAAATAAAGGTGATGTAAATGAAGCACCAATAGTTGCTAATGTCGCGAGTGGATTGTATGTCACACCAAATCTCTGAGGTACTCTTGACAAAGATCTGCTAGTTCCACCAATAGTTGTTATTTTATAATAATCAATATCCTCTAGACCTGAAGCCATTTCATTTGAACCAAAATCCTCTCTCAGCTGATCTCGTCTTGCCGGAAACTGAAATGCCCCTACAGCTCTTTTAGATACCGAAGACAGGGTACCTCTTGGTAATATACTACTCGTTCTGTGACTACCAACAACTGGAATTGGAATAAACGCATAAAGATTTTGTAAACCAATAAATGTTAATCCAGCAGGCGAGGATAAAAATTTACTTATTCTTTCTAAATCTGTTGTAGCTCTCATAAGTGGAATTGAACGATTACCTGCATTTTGATCTCTACCACCATCACCAATTTTACTCACTATATATGGTTCGGATATATTATCAATAATACTATTTCTAGAGGGACTAAAAAAATTACTATTACTATTACTATCTCTTATGTCCAATTTATCTCTATTAACATTAGGATAACTTATAGCTTGAATTCCCTGCCAACTTGGATTTTCTTTTGATTTATGATCTGATGTATATAATGTATCCCAACTTAGATTATTTTCATTATTTTCACCATTAAAAAATTGTACTCCTAATCCAAATTGACTAGTTGGTTGACTAAAAGTGTTATCTATGTTGTTGAATTGTATGCCATCATTTTTTGGAGTTCTTGGGTCATATGTTTCAGATATAAAATTTAAATCTGTGAATGGTGGTGCTTCAGGTTCAACAAATAATTTTGTATCAATTAATGTTGAACTAATTGAACCTGGTTCATATATTCTACCCCTTAACAATGTATCTAATATTGGCTCTTTAACATCGACACTATAATTATAAGTTTGAGAAATAAAACTACCAAATTGAAATTTTGTATCATTCATATCTTGTGGTCTGTTAGATTCAAAAGTATCTGCAAATTGTTCTATATTCTCTTGAAATATACTTTTTAAATTTTCTAAACCCATATCATTTCTCCAATAATTAATATTTTATGCTTTATCTTCAATTGCATCTGCTGTAGCAGAAGCATTTTTTAAAGTTGCAGTTATTAATTTTTCGTTTTGTTCTCCTTGTCTTTTTTGTCCTTCAATCATCGGTTTCATACTATCTGAAAATATCCTTTTTAAATCATCAACAGTGATACCACCCATTCCGACCATACTTGCTAATGTTTGTGAATCTCTTCTATTTAATACTGTTTCACCCGCATGAAGTTGTGCTACAGTACCCTCCGCAACACCACCAATTTCAGTACCTGTTCGTAATTGCATTAATGTTCCTACAAGACCACCTAAAATCACTGGTATAGATAAGATTCCAGCTATTCCAAGTGGACCCAAGCTTCCAAATGACTTACCTAAAGCTGTAGCAGCAGTAAATACAAAATTCAGTACACTTTTTCCTAACATAAGACCCATCAACGAAGTAATCACTGGAATTACTGCTTTACTTTCACTCAAATATTTTACAATGTTTGCAAAACTCTGAGCTGCATTTGCAACAGCAGGACCTATATCGGTAATTAACTGTGCACCAACTGCTTTTAAATTAGCAATAGTTTGAGCCATCGCATCCATAGCTTTCTCACCAATCATTTCTTCTAAACCAGGTTGTTCAGAAATAGCTTGACCAATAGTTCTAACCTTATCTTGGTTTGTAATCATTTTAGACATTTGTTCAACACTTACACCAAGTGCTTTCGCTAATGATTGTCTTTGTAATACATTCATTTTTTCAAATTCAGCTTGACTACCAAGTTGTTTTGTCATTTCAACTGCAAATTCATCAGCCTTACCTGCAAGAGCTAGTTCTCTAGCTTTTTGTAGATTAACACTTCTACCTAACATTATTTCTGCTTCAATTTGGTTGTTTAATGAAGTTTGGAAGTCCAACATACTTTCCATAGAACCTGCAATTGTATCTAAAGTAGTTCCTAACTTTGTAGCTTGAATCGCAGCTTTTGCTAAATGTTCAGGTGTCATAGCGGTAAATTTAGCAATTGTTTCTGAAGATTGAGCAATATCTCTCATAACAGTTTGAGGTGCGACTCCTTCAGCTTCGGCTAACAATGCAGTTTGTTTAGCAAAATTTTGAGCCGTATCAAAACTCATACCTGACACTTGCATTAAAGTACCAATTAATTTAGTACCTTGCTCATTACTCAAACCTAAAGCCATAGATGTATTTAGTATTTCAACAGTCATATCTGAAGCCTCTTGTCTTGAAAATCCAAAGTTATCAGTTAAGTCTTTCGATACTCCAACAACTTCTGTTAAACTTTGCCCTAATTTAGTCGCTTCTACATGACTGGCTAACATATCAGTTTTAAACTTATCAGACTGCATTCCAATAGCACCAAACTCTTTACCAATTGTTCCTGTCAGTTTAGCAAATTCTTTAAATGCAAAAAGAAGTCCGCCAGTTATACCAGTCATAGTTAAAAGACTTTTCGCCGCTCCAGTAAGAGATTTTTGGTATTTTTTAATTAATTCTTGTTTTTTCTTTTCTTTCTGATTTCTTTTATCAGCTAGTTTGTTATCTTTAATTTGTTGAGTTACAACTGCAGCTGCATCTTGATATCGTTTGGATAATATTTTATTTCCACTTTTTGCATATTTTTCAGCTTCTGCAATTAAGGATTTTCTGATTCTTTCGAGTTCTACATTGTCTTTAGAATGTTGATTGGCTTCTTCAATCAAATTACGCCTATGTTCTATTGTCCTATTGCCTCGTTTTTTTGTCTGCTCATCTTCTTTTTCTAATACATTTAGATATTCAGTTAAACTTATCGTTTCTTTTAATTCTTCATTAGCCATAATTTTATCCTATGATATCGTCTATTGTTACTTTTTTTGGTTTAAATGGTTTGCGATTGGGGTGTGTCTTTGCGGCTATTTGATTAATTTCATCCCACATCTCTTCAAATTCTTTATTTAAATCATCAATTTCTTTTTTTACTTTTGGATCTTTTTTTATATGACGGATAGCTAATCTATTAGCTATTTTATCACGAAGTTTTTTTAATAAATTTTCTGATAAAATATTGTTAGAATCCATATATGATTTTTTCTTTGACATACAACTCTCCTATTTTGGATGTATCTATTCATATATAAATATCAAATTTGTTAAAAATTATCTTTTAAATCTTGGATTTATAGCGGGTCTTGAAATTGAATTGTTTTTTTGATTTGCTTTTTTTATCTCATCATTTTCTTTTTTACGAGTTTCAATTAACTCTTTATAATAGAAATTTCTTAAATATATAGGCATATCATACACATCAGAATGAATGAATCCTTCTCCATGATATATTAATTGAAATATTTGTTTATGAAGGGTTTGTTTATCTTTAGGACTCAGGCCAAAAAAAGTTTACCGTCATTGGTATTCCTACCTCGACGGTGTCTCCTTCTATATCAACTTGTTGGCTAAGTTCAATATCTGGTGTTACTTTTTGAATTTCTTTTCTTAGATACATTGAATCTCTAGCTAATAAGTTTTGAACAAAATTATTTATTGTAGGTTTTGAACTATCACCATCAACAGATGTAACAGTATATCTTAATCTTGTAGTTAATTCTGGTAATACATCCGAGCCCAATTTTTTAGAAGCTTCAATATCTTTACTTATAAGACTTTCCTCTTTACCAGTTAATAATTTAAAAGTTACTTTTTTCTTTGATATTGGTAATTCAACTTCAAATTTATTTTCTCCAACATCTTTTGGTATTTTTTTAAATGGACACTCTGTCAAATTAAATGTATGTTGTATTTTTTCACCTGTTTTAGGATTCTCTATTTCACAAGTATATTCAGGACCATAAGCTAAAACTCTAGCTGCTACCATAACTGCATTTTTATCACCAATTAATAAATCATCACCACTAATACCCTCTGTTAAAATAAGAGAATTAATTAGTTTATCTATAACAACACCCTTTTTAATAAGATTTTGTGATGTCAAAATATCTTCCTCTCTTGCTGTCATATATTTTATTTCTATTTTACCATCTGATAATGGTGATTCTTTTGGATATAATTTACCCTCACTTGGTAAATCAATTACTTCACTTGGGAACTTTTGTTCTGTCATTTTATACCTCCAATGCTCTTCTAAACCATCCTAACCAAAACTTCTCTTGGTTTGGTTTATCGATAACTATGTTTGCGAATCTTAAAACTCTGTATGCTCTTATTCTATCTACACTTAGATTTTGTATTGCTTTTAATGTAGCTGGACCTATCCCACCATCTACATCTATCTTGTTTCTATTTTTAGAATTAGCAGCTTGTTGTAAAACCTTAACAGCACCTCTTCTACCAAAATTAACACACATATCAAAATAAATATGTCTTAATTTAGGGGGAACTTCATCACATTTAGCTGGTTTCCAATAATCTGTGTGGTAAATATGTTTAGCTTGTTCTTTGGTAAGATTTTTTATGTCGACACTCGGATACCATCTTTTAGCGATTCCAAAGTTGGTTTCACCTCCAGCATCGTCCGGGTCATTTACATAACCACCTTCGTGTTCTAAAACTTGTTCTATTATTTCTTCAAATGTTGTTTTCATATAACCTCATATATAAATATATATAAAATAAAAAAACCCTTAACTTTTTTATCAAGGGTTTTTTTTAATTTATATTGTAGTGTAATTTATTAGAATTTAAGTACAGCGTAATCATATCGTAATGTTAATGATATTTCAACAGGATCATTAGATTCAAAAGCCATATCACCAAAATTAGCACTTTGAATAAATGCACCTTTCAATTCCCATTCTTCAATTACAGAACCAACTGGATCTAAAACATTAAATGTTATATTTTTCTTATAAAAATCTGAATAACCATCTCTACCAGTTACTGATTCGTGATGTAATCTAACCCATTCAATTACTTGTTGTGATGCAGATGGAACAACTGGGTCATACAAAGTAATTTCAAGTGGTTGCCATCTTGTTTTACCTTTAACATATCGAGTTACATTCATATGTTCTAAAACTACTTCTTCTGATTCAAGTGATGGCCTATTTATCGCTTTAATTAAATAAGCATTAATACCATCAATTTGCATTATAAATCTATTTTTGAGCTTCGGCTCAAAAGGTGTAAACATTATGTCTTGTGGTTGTAATAATTCTGGCATTTTTTTTCTCCTAAATACTTAAACCTTTAATTCATATATAAATATCAACAAATATAAAAAAAAGGGATTTATAATTAAATAAATCCCTTTTTATTTGAGTTATTTTAACTAACTATTACTCTGGAAAAGAAGCACCAGTTGGTAAAATAGAAAAGTCAAGAACTATAAACTCAGCAGTTCTTGTTGGTTGTAAGAATAATTGTCCGATTAATTGATTTCTATCAATCGTATCAGGAGTATTATTCGTTTCATCCATTACTACTCTAAATGCATTCAATCCACTCTGTGATTGAACATTTTCTAAAAATGGATTTACAATCGACAAGAATCTTCTTCTTGTTGCCGATGTATTTTGTTCAAATACAAGGAATCTTGAAGAACTTGCGATAAACTTCTTAACTTTAATAAGTAATCGTCTAACATTGATTCTATCTAAAGAACTTGCTTTTTTCTGTAATGTTTTTTGTCCAAATACAGTTACCCCTTGTCCAGGGAATGTAGCGATTGGATTAACATTTGAATCATACAATGTATCTCTATCAGATTGAGTTAGTTTTCTTTCAGCTTGTATAGCTGATGTGATTCCACCACGATTTAATCCAGCAGGAGCAAACCAGGGGTGTGCAACCTTATCATTGAAAGCGAATATTCCACCCAACACAACTGATGGCGGTACCCATCTTTGAGTTCCAGCGACTTGTGAATCTGCCACTTTAACCCAAGGCCAATACATAGATGCATAGTTTGAATCTCTAGCTTCAGCTCTAGCAGT